ACAGCACGATTTTGTGCTGAGAATCTTTTTGGTGCATTAAACTTAATTGACTTTAATGTTTCTGCAGCTGCACCACCTGATGCATTGCCTATTGTTGTCACTTGTATATTAGAGAAACCACCAATCGAACCTGAAAATGAAAATGATGATGCACCGTTTGCTTCACTTGTATTACCTACAATGTATTCGACTGTTACAATGTTACCGTTGTCTAAGGCATTACCTAAAATACCATCACCAAAATAAATTTCATATTTGCCATCTTCAACTTCTTGTAAAAAATAAACACGTGATGTTGAACCAATGTTTGTAATAGAAGTATTCAATGCATAAGTAAATGATGTTGAATCACTCGAAGAATTTTGTACGGTAACTTTTAATGTTGTTGTATCACCATTTGGATTGTTAATGATAAAACGTTGATCAGGATCAGATGTGTTGACCGTATAACGTTCTGTAACTAAAGTACCCTCATAGATGTCCACATTCGAAAAAGTATAAACACCATTGGTTGGTGTAATACTAATTGATTTGTTTACTACAAACTGATAAGTGTTATCGTCAACGGTTGTTGTTAGTGTTGAACCTTTGTTTAGTGTTAGTGTTGATGTGGTTACATTGTTGACAGTAATGTCCACAGTGGCCTTTGAACTTCTAGCAGAACGTGGTGTGTAACCTAAATGTTTGGCATGAGATACAACGCTCTGACGAAGTTGTGCTGAATCTAAAAACATTTCGTTTGCCAACATGTTAGCATGAAAGGCATTGTAGTGTGTGTTGTATGCCAATAAATCTAAAAGAACATTTAAACCAGCACCTTCAAAGTCGTAGTCTGTAAATTCTGTTTGTTTGGATAGATATGTTTTTAAATTATTTTTAATTTGATCAAAATCTAAATCAGTAATTTGTAAGTCGTTGGCCATTATCGTGTTCTTTCTAACATTGTTTCAATTGTAATTGGTTCTGGTGAACCTACAACATAAAAACTAATTGTCACTTGATAAGCATTTCGATCTAGTTGTGCATTGGTATTCACACTGACCAATCTTGCACGAGGTTCATATGTTGTCAACAAGTCTTCAACGGCACGTGTAATTGCAATGTCCGTAATTGGTGTCATGTTCTCAAATAACAAATTACGAATATCAGAACCAATTTCTGGATGAAAAGGTTTTTCAAAGTGATTGAGTTCGATGAGATTACGAACACTTCTCTTTACTGCTTCGACATCTTTGAGTTTGGCAATATCTTTGGTTGCTGGATTGGCAATAAAAGACAAATTCAAGTCTTTATAATTTCGACTTGACCGTTCTTTGGATATTGTTGTTGTGTCGTAGAGACCTGCCATATGACTATTTATATGACAAATAAAGAAATTCTATCGACCCTGTCTATTGTATCTCTTAAAACTTCTTCTCTTATGTTTGTTCATGGAGTTGAGTTTTAATCGACCATCTCCAATCGAAGTTCCTTTGGCAATAGGCTCGTGGGAAGGTTTGTCTGTACCTTTAGATTTCGCCATTACTTACACTCACAGTTTCCGCAGCCACATGCCTGACACGATCCACCATTGGAGCAGTGACAGTTATGACCACAATTTTTACATTCGCTCATACAAAGTATTTATACAGGGTGCGACAAAGTGTCGCAGCTGCTCATTTTTTGCTTGTTTTGATGGTGGTATTGTATATACTGGAACCATGTTAAACCGACAGTATAAAAGAGTGTTTTTAGCTGCGACAATATGTGCCAAAAATAATGCTATTTTATGCTTTACAAACGAAAGGAAATATGGTACATTATAACCATGAATAAAAAACAATACGAAGACGAAAACCTAGAAGCTCTGTTACAAGAGTTTGGTTATGAAACTGATGACAACGATGATGTTGAAATCGCTACGATGGACGAAATTGAAGACTTAGATATCTTTAATCAATAATAAGGAGACACTACATTATGAAACACAACTTAACAAATTTAGAAACCATGCTGAAGATCAAGGATCTTCTTCGAAAGTTACCAGACGATTGTTTGGTGACTGTATCAAAAATGGTGAGAGAACAATCAAAATCTCTCAAACGTAGAAACCCAAACAAGGGTTCATTCGCTGGATTTCGAATTGGTGAGAAAGTCCAGTTCGGTCGACCACGTGGTCGTAAACACGTTGGTGTCATTCTTAAATGTAATCCTGCGAAGGCAGTGATCCAAGAATCCACTGGAACTAAATGGAGAGTTCCTTATACTTTAATATCGGAGGTAGCATAACATGATAGAAGTAAAACCTGCACAGTCTTTAGACGAAGGCATCCAAAACATTATCGAAGCAAGTAACGAAGACTATGATCGTTTTATTGATAATGAAAATATGAAACAAGAGTTTGCCAACTCTTGGAAAATTCAACCCGGACAGAAATTCATTAAGTTAGTATCCAAAGGTTCTGTTCACAGTTTCATTGTGAAACAAGATATGTACACACCGGGTGGTCAACTCCGATTTCGAAAAGGTGATGTACTGAAAGCCGCATCATGGAGAGCACCTGCACTCAACCGTGCAAGAGGTAATGTCTTTGACGGAAACTATCCGATGCAGTGGACTGGTCCTTTGTATTTGAAATAGTATTAAGAATTTTCTAGGGCAGATATTTAACAGTGCAAACTACAAGGCACTATATAACTCCCATCTGAATATGTTTCTATTTTAGTTGTTGATAATACTTTGGCAACAGTTGATGAACGAATAATATCATCTGCTTGAACTTTACCTGTGCCATCACCATTGGATTGAATTAAATCACCTTTAGATACTGTTTCGGCACTATTCATTCTCACAACAAATGTACCTGTTTGTGCCACATACATATCATTGACTGTGTCATCATCATTATCCCAATCTACAAAAACACCATAAACTGCTTTTGATTCAGATGTATCGGATACTTTTGCTTTACTATGTTTAACATCATTTTCTTTAACAATAGTTGCTTGATAATCTGTACCTTCATAATTGTAAGTAATAATATCACCAACACTTTCACCTTCTTGTAAAACATAACTTTTTTCCATTTGTACATCATCTTTGCCTTCTTCTTGAATTGTAAAATGAACTTGATACCAATCCATCATTTCATCAAGAGATTCTAAAATTGTACCTTTTAAAATTGTTGGTTTAGAATTATCACTAAGTCTTGACCAGTGTGTTCCTGTAAAACCATTATAAGAAACAGTAGCACCAGATACAGATATACTTCCTTCTGTTGCACCATCTTGTTGAAAATCTACTAATGAGCCATCACTATCTCGTCTTTGAATAAACATAGTGACAAAATTACTTCTGTTAAATGATACTGTTCCTGCAGTTTCAATTTGACCACCTACATTTGAGCCACCAATATCATTACCAGATGCACTTACTAAAAATCTGTCTGTTTTCCATTTTCCTCTTTGTGCACCGCCTGTATAAAATATAATTAAATCACCATTATAGATATCTATTCTTGAATGATAAACATTATCATTACCACCTGCAGCTAAAATTAAATCACCTGCATTATTACTAATCCACGCTTCTCTTGTATCAGAACCATCTTTTAAACGAATACTTGGGTTTGAACTACTGTTTGAATCGCCTTTAATAACCAACAATCCATCCATTGATGTTTCGCCAATACCTACCCTACCAGAGCTGTCTATACGCATACGTTCTGTAGAGCCCCCTGTATCAAAAATTATAACTCCACTGCTTCTTACTCGACCTGCACCTGTTGCTAATAAACTAAGGGTTGCACTACCTGAATTACTATTTTGTATTACTACTCCAACATCTCCTGCATTTACTATATTAAGTTTGTCACTAGGACTAGTTGTACCAATCCCGACATTACCAGAACTGTCGATACGCATAAGTTCCGTAGGTGTTCCATCAAAAATTCTAAATGGGGTACCTGCACTGCTTGCTAAATATCCAACAACAGTTCCATTATTTTCAAATTGAATTTTCTTAACTTCACTGTTTGTGCTATTAATGTTAATTGGTGTTCCACTACCTTCAATGTCTAAAGGTACACTTGGACTCGTTGTTCCAATACCGACACTGCCTTTAAAATAGTTTGTTCCTCGACTGATAAATGCCGCCGTATTTGGTGTGGCATCTGTCCATGGTGATGTTCCTTGAACTCGACCACCATCACGGAAATAGAATTTTGTAGCTGCTTGATTTCGACCTGCATCAAAGTAAATGTTATAATCACCTGACGTGTCATCGGAAATTTTTAATCCAGAATATCCATTGTTTGGTACATCTAAAATAGTAGCACTACCTGCTACATGAAGATATGTTTGAGGATCACTGGTACCAATACCTACGTTGCGTGATTGGTCTATTCGCATGGCTTCGGTGCCATTCATTAAAAAGATATAATCTTGGTCTGTATTTAAATATGTTTTTTGTGAGGTGTGAGAAATAGAAAAAGCACCATCAACATCTGTTCTTTCTGTTTGAAAAATAATACCAGAACCAGACTTGGCAATATGTAAATCAGAACTTGGAGTTGTTGTTCCAATACCCACACGATTGTTTGCTGAATCGACCGTTAACGAAGACGTATCAATCGTTAGATCACCAGAGACTAATAAGTCTCCAAACGTATACCCAGTATCAGTAAGATCAATCGATTCCGATTTTATTTTAGAAATTGCCATTACTACTATTTATTCGGGCAACGTTTTTTTCCACGATTTTTTCCAATAATTCTCATCAAACGTAGAGGCCATCACCATATCTCGTTCTGCTTGTGTAGAACAATGATAACATGAGATATGAGTATAACCTCTCTGTACTGCATACCATACTCTCTGATGCCCCACAGACACACGATAACCATTCTCTGAGATAATGATCGGGTAATATAATCCATATTCGTCTAAGTTATCCATGAGACATTGTAGTCTATAAGATTGTGATGCCGTCAAACTTCTTGTATTATAGTTATAGAAATTCTCCAGTTGTCGAACGGAGTATTCTTTGTATAGATGTGGGTAATGAATATGTTGTGCTTTGAGTAGTTTCATGTAGAGTATATAGACCGACTTATAGAGAGAAAAATAGCTCGGAGAAAATTTTTGAATGTTGGTGTACTGAGAAACCTGGTAGATCCTGTGTGTATGTTGTATGGGTGTCGAATTGCATTTATAGATTAGGTTTGTTTGGCCAGTTTAGACGTACGTACTTTCTATATAACGACAGGCAGGTAACACGGACATCATCTCAAACTAATGCCGATTAACCACCTATGAATACGGTGGCTGATCCTGTCTGAATCTTATTACTACCATCACCTGCACTAATACCAGCTGGATCATCTCCTACGTCTGCCGTATCATCTATACGAGCAGCACCCTTAGTTCCACTATTCAGATTGATTGTACTGCCGTCTATTGTTATATTTCCTTCTACGTTCACATCCCAATTGCCTCCGATGTTTGTTGTGCAATTCGTATCAATGTTCAGTGTGACGTTTCCTTTGACTTGTACATTATCGTTACCTGCAATGAGATGGTAGTTGTCGTTGACAATGTGAGTGACTTTGTCTCCATTTGGGTGGATCTCATAGAAGGTGCCAGACTTGTGTCGTTCTCTGATTCGTTCGTTGTTCGGAGTATCATCGTACTCTTTCAGATGGCCAGACTCTGTTTCATATACATGGTTCTTAGGATACTCTCCTCCGTAAGGATCCACAGGAATTCCTATAGAATTATCGATGTTTTGTGGGTACTTTTGTGTCCCTCTTGCCAGTGAACTTGTGTCAGGAACGTTCAACTCAGACGGATAGGTGGCATTTGGGTCATTGAAACCTAGTGT